ACCTAAGTATATGCCTCGTCGTCCGGCAGGAATTCATTCCGAAACAAACAAGGTTACTAAAACTAAAATTGATTACTTCAACAACTATGTTCCAGCAGACTGGGAGCTTTGGAAAAGAAGAAACCCAAAAGCATGGGCAGCGCTTCCGGCAAAACCGCCCGAACCAATTATTCGTTTGATAAAGCATGTGATCCCAAATAAAGAAGAGCGCAATTATTTCTACGCTTGGCTTTACACCTCGATGACAAAAAGATCATACGTGTATCTTGTTCTTTGCGGAGCGCCCGGTGTCGGTAAGAACAGATTGAAACTTCTTATGAGAGCACTTCACGGCGCAGGAAATACTGCTGATGGCAAAAAAGAAACCTTCGGAGAAAATCAAAGTAAGTTCAATGCGCAGATGGAAGAAAATACTTTCATCTGGTTTGATGAGTTGAAGTACGGCCCAGACATGGAGCCTCGAATGAAGGAGTATCAAAATGATTACATCTCTATCGAGAAGAAAGGCCAAGACACTACTCGGAGTACGGAAGTATTTTGTAGTATGGTTGTTTCAAACAACTACCCACGCGACAACTATCTACTCTTCAACTCAAGAAAGTTTGCGCCGCTTGTTCTGGGGGATAAAGCCCTTACAGTTGCAATGCAGCCAAAAGAAATTGAAACAATCTCCGAGAAACTCGATGACACCCATCCAAAATTTGATGTCAAGCTTGTCGCTCAAATCGCCAAGTGGATACTGGCAGTCGGCCCCAAGTACTTACCAACGTGGCCGAATCTTGAGTACCAAGGGCCGATGTATTGGGAACTTGCACACACATCAATGTCTCGCTGGCAGAAGATCGCGGTGCTCGCGCTAACAGTGCAAAATAAAAATGGCCCTTTTGCTGGATGGAATCCAACTAAAAAAGCTTTCCTTTGGTCTCAGGTAGAAGAATCACTTCGTAAGAAAAAAGAGTATGAATCAAAAGACTACCGAGATGCTTCAACTGTAAAAGCATTTTTCGATACTTACTGTAATAAGATAGGAAAGAAAATATTTGAGGTTGAGACAGTGGACAATGGGACGATCACAGATTTCTGGATCAAGCCTATCGACGGATTAAAAACAGTGAATGTAAACATCTCCCTAAACAACGGGCAAGAAGCATTGATCAGCGGAATTGGAGATGTAAGGCCTCCACACATCTCGATGTTCCAATGGGAAAAGATGAAACAAAGGCATGCAGAGTCACTTAAACAACAACAACGAGAGGAAGATAGAAAAAATGAGCAAAACGATTCCGACCTCCTCTAAGCACAGACTAAATAAGAAAAAAATAACTCTTTCCGATGGCACAGAAGTTAAAACTGAGAACCATAGCAAGTCCGCCATACGCAGAGGAAAGATTTCTAAGCACGTAAACCCAAAGAAACCTTTCTCTACGGAAACTGGAAAGACAAACGATGACTGGGAAGTGAAGGATGACTACGATAGTTTAGAGTATCCTCCTCCGAGCAAACACCCATACTTCAGGAAGTTGTGGGCAGAAACTATTACGAACATCACAAGCCGCGAAAATTTCAAAACAGCTCACCTTACTTTGTTTGAAACTCTCTGCCGCATGCAAGTTGAACTTCGTGCGCTCGATAACTTCATCATGGAGAACGGGCACGTATTTAGAATTGTAACCGTGCTCGGGGAGCAAAGGAAAACTTATCCAGAAGTATCTCAGAGAAATATTGTTCTAGGTATGATTGCAAAATATTCTCAGCTTCTTGACCTAGTGCCTAAGAAAGATAACGGCAAAGGAAGCGGAACGAAAAAAGAAATTGAGGAGTGGGGATGATTGTATGAAATTTAATTCTTCAAAATATTGGAGACAGCGTGGGGACTGCTGCATGTTTTTAGAAGTGATCGCTGTATTGTCAGATGACGGCATTACGGCAGAGTTAAAAGTGTCCCATTGTAGACAACTCCACAAAGAGTGGGCTAGTCTATCAGTAGAGAACCTTCGTGTAAGACCGAAGGATTATGCGAGCTGGTGTTCCTATCAGCCGCGTGGGGACGATAGAAATGCAAAAAGACTCGGGTAGATTCGACCCAATTAAATATCCTTTTGTGAGCAAGGCTCACAACTACGCGCTCGATATAGTCAGCAAGAAAATAGTTGCTAACAAATACATCTACGGAGCGTGTGAGCGTTATTTAAGTGATCTCGATAATAAAGAAGCTAACTTTTATTTTGACCCAGACATTGCGGAAAGATATTTACGAGTAGTTCAGAAATTCCAACACGTAGAGGGTGTTTGGAAAACCAAGAACATTATTTACGAGCCTTGGCAGTGCTGGGTATTCGCAAACGTGATGGGCTTCCAAAGCAAGATAACAGGATTCAGAAGATTCAGAACAGCTCACTTAGAAGTTGCTCGCGGTAACGCAAAAAGCACAATGGCAAGTCAAATGCTTCTGTACTTTTTGGCTCTGGATAATCCAAACGGTAACTCGATCTCCACCGTGGCTACAAAACGCGATCAAGCCCGAATCGTTTTGGACTCTGCTCGCGCAATGGCGAACAAAAATAAATCCTTCCTAAGAAGTACTGGAGTTAGAGTTCTAGCTCACTCTGTAATTCACGAAGAGTCTAACTCTGTTGCTCGCGCACTTTCTGCCGACTATGGATCAATGGATGGTTTGAAAGATGTTCTCGCTATTTGCGACGAGCTTCACGCCATGAACAGAAAAGTTTTTGAGGTTATCACTTCTGGTATGAGTAAACGTAAAGACTCTCTCCTAATGTGCATCACTACTGCCGGAGATGACACCCAGTCTGTAGGGTACTACCAAACTCAGTTCGCCAAAAAAGTTGCGACTGGAGAAGTTCAAGATGAATCGTTCTTCTCCGCAGTATACACGCTTGATGAAGAGGATGATTGGGCAGACGAAAGTGTTTGGATTAAAGCAAACCCAGGACTCGGTATTTCCGTGGACTTAGACTCTCTCAGAGCAAAAGTTGAAAAGGCATTAGTGTCTCCATCGGACATTGCCAACATTCGCATCAAGCACATGAACGTCTGGGTGAGCGAAGCAAATGCGTTCTATTCATTGAAAGAGTGGGACAAGTGCGCAGACCCCACCCTAAAACTAGAAAACTTTATAAAGAAAGATGTTCGCCTTGGACTGGATTTAGCCTCTCACATCGACATCACATCAATCGTGTATTTGTTTAGAGAAAAAGACATGTACTATCTCTTTGATAAAAGCTACTTGCCAGAAGATACTATCAAACAAAAGAATAATGCATTTTATGAGAACTGTATTGCTGACGGAAGTTTGATTCCTACAAAGGGCGCAGTAATCAGCTATGATAAAATTCAAGAAGAGCTTAAACAAGCTGCAAAGAAGTTTACAGTTCATGAGTGCATGTACGATGCGTGGTCAGCAACGCAAGTTGCGCAGAACCTAAGCGACGAAATGGAAATGGTAAAAGTTCCAATGAACACTGCCAATCTTTCAGAACCAATGAAGACGTTTGATACTTTGATCAAAGAAGGAAAGATAAGGCATAACGGATCGCCACTCCTTCGTTGGTGTCTCGGTAACGTAGTTGGAAAGGAAGATCATAATTCCAATGTGTTCCCGAGAAAGTCTCATGAGAAAATGAAGATCGACCCTATCGTTGCAGCTCTCCTTGCACTTGCAGGATGGCTTGCGGCTCCAGAGGAAAAATCAATTTACGAGTCTCGCGGGATAAGGGTCTTGTAGATAAGGAATCAACATGAAAAACATCAAGAGTAAAACAACAGAACGAGAGTGCAACGATTGTGAGAAAGTAATTCCAGAAGGAAGACTGCTACTATTTCCAAACGCAGAAACGTGTGTTGTATGCCAAGACTACCGAGAGAAGAAGGGCGACTTCCAAAGGCACAAGATGAATGTAAGGTATGTGTTTAAGTGTGACGAGATAGAATCAACAGAAGAAACAATTGTAAGAGGCTCTGCGTGAAAACTATCTACAACCACCCCATTCCGATTGAGGAAGAAAAATTTTCTCTCGATCTTCAAGATGGGTGGAAGTTTTTGTGTGTGGCTTTCAGGCAAGACAAACCTTTTATGTGGGTAGAAGTGCGCGACTTTACGCCGAAAACACAACACAACTTTCAACTGTTCGGAACAGGACAAGATATTCCAGACGATGCCAGATACTTGGCGACCTACAAACTTGGCCCATTCGTACTGCATTTATACTTACTATAGGAGTTATTTTATGAAAGAGCTGTGGAAAGAAATCGAAGGCTTTGAAGGAAGTTACGAAGTAAGCAATATCGGAAGAGTTAGATCGCTCGACAGAAATATAAAAGTATTAAGCAAAGGACAATTTTTCATTAGAAAAGTTAGAGGCACTATTTTGAAAAGCAAAGTAGATCGTTATGGGTATATCTCTATCGAATTAAATAATGGCGCTCCCAACTATTACACCGTTCACAGACTTGTAGCTAAGGCGTTTGTTGTAGGGTACTTTCCTGGAGCGCACGTTAATCATAAGAATTTAGACAAGACGTGCAATAAAGATTTTAATTTAGAATGGGTTACTAATCTTGAGAACCAAAGACACGCGAACCGGGCTGGAGTTAGGTCTGGAACTAAAAATGGAATGTCCAAACTAGACGACTCAAAAGTAAAAGAAATTAAGGCATTACTTTCAAAAGGTTTGAACACTGTCCAGATAGGAAAAATTTTTGACGTATCAAATGTGACCGTATCACTCATCCGAAGAGGGAAAATTTGGAAGCATGTTTAACGCTGCGCAAGTAAAGTATCAGTAAAAAATATATTTACTTTTTATCCTGCTATGCCTCAGACTGGTCTCAGAGGAAAATCATGGCAAAACTATTATCGCTAAATGGCAACCAAGCCGGATGCCCACTAAAAATTTATAGCAAGAATGCCACTCAAGCTGAGATTATTATCTATGCTGGTATTGGGCAGGACTATTACAAAGATGGTTCCATGATTTCTGCAAAAGATTTTTCTGAAAAATTAAACGCTCTTCCAAGCACAATTAATACACTAAACATACGTATTAATTCTGGAGGAGGAGATGTTTTTGATGGGATCGCAATTTACAATCGTCTTAAACAACACAAAGCTAAAAAAGTTGTTCACATTGACGGACTCGCGGCTTCGATTGCTTCAATCATCGCGCTCGCGGGAGATGAAATTATTATCGGAGAAGGCGCTCTCTACATGATTCACTTGCCTTGGACTATGGCATGGGGAAATCGTATGGAGATCGACAACACCGTAAACCGTTTGATGGACATCGAGGAGCAGATGCTTGGCATTTACTCTAAGAAAACAAAACTCGACAGGAACGAAATTCGTGCCATGTTGGAAAAGGAAACTTGGCTGGGAGCAGACGAAGCTATTGCAAAAGGCTTTGTTGATTCTCAGTCAGAAGACACCGTAGCTATTGCAGCTAGTGCCATCAAGTCACCTTGGATCGCTAAAAAGCCGGAGGCTTATTTCTCCCAAACTGAAGCGACTAAGTTGAAAGCAAAGTCTTTATTGGAAAAGGTTCGTTCGCGCTTGGATCGTAAATAAACGCATCTGGCAAACGGCTTGGTAGTAAACAAACAAACAACTCTTTGAAGGAGAGAAATATGACAATCGAACAAATCAGAGCACGTCTTGCTGAGATTGCTGCATCAATTGAAGGAATTCAAGCTGGCGCGGAAGGTTTCACAGAAGAACAACAATCAGAAATCGAAGGCTTAAGTTCAGAGTTTGATACTCTTAACAAGCAACTTGAAACTGCTGAAAAAGTAGAATCAATGAAAGCTCGCGCTGTAGCACCAAGTGGTCGTAAGACTACTGCTGCTGGCGTAGTAGTTCCTGCTCCTGAGCGCACTCAGAAAAACGGCGGATTTGAGAATGCTGGCGCATTCTTGATGGCTGTTAAAAAAGCAAGCCAAACAGGTGAAATTGACAAGCGTTTCAACGCAGCAACTATGAAAGAATCCGTTGGTGAAGACGGTGGTTTCTTGGTTCCTGAAGAAATCAGCAACGCGATCTTGAAAAAATTGGCTGGCGATGAGTCTCTCATGGCTAAGACAACTGCTCTTCAAGTTGGCGGAAACAACCTCACTCTTACAGTTGATGAAAATCAACCTTGGAGCGGTGGTGTAACTGCTTACTGGACAGCAGAAGGTTCTGCTATCACTGAGAGCAAAGCTTCTTTCAAACAAGCTTCTTGGAGATTGCATAAACTTGCAGCTCTTGTAAAAGCTACTGACGAGTTGCTTGATGATGCTGTGGCTCTTGAGTCCTACATCATGGCTTCTGCGCCAAACGCAATCATGCACCAAATCAACAAAGCTATCTTGACTGGTAACGGTATTGGGAAACCACTCGGTATCATCAACTCTAGCTTTGCTGTTACTGTTGCTGCTGAAGGCGGACAATCTGCTGATACAGTAAACGCTGTAAACGTAATCAAAATGTACTCTCGCATGTTCCCAAGTGCTCGTGCGAATGCAGTTTGGTACATCAACCCAGCGGTTGAAGAGCAACTTCGTCAGATGCAAGACCCTAACGGTGCTTACATCTACTTGACTCCTGGTTCACAAATGAACCAATCACCATACGCTACCCTTTTGGGCCGTCCGGTGATGCCACTCATGGCGGGTATGCCAGCTCTCGGAGATGTTGGTGACATCATCTTCGCTGATCTTAGCTACTTCTACATGATCCGCAAAGCGTCTGGTGTGAAGTCTGCAACTTCTATCCACTTGCACTTCGACAAAGAGATCACAAGCTTCCGCTTCAGTCTCCGCGTTGATGGTAAGTGTCCATTCCAATCTCCAGTTACTACTGAGTTTGGTAACTACCAGATGTCTGCGTTCGTATTGCTCGCAGCTCGCTAATTTAATAGTGGCCTGACTCAGCTTGAGTCGGGCCACTAAACTTTTATCGAAAACAACTTAACTAAAAACAAAATTCTCAAAAGGAGAAAAATCATGAAAGAACAATATTTACTAGAGCAAGTGATTGGTAAAACAATCATTGCACCAGTTGACCTAAACACAGGAGCAAACACAGGCGGACGTATCGACATGCAAAAATTCAAACGCGTGTCTTTCATCGTTATCTTAGCTGCTGGTACAACTACCACTACTCACTCGATTGCCTTGAAGCAGCACTCTGTTGCTTCTGCTGGTACTCCATCAGTCTTAGAAGTGTCTAACCCATACTTCCACAAGATCGGTGCAGCAACAGTGTTCACTAAAGTTGAGCAAAGCTCTGTTGAAGATACTTACGACCTACACGCATTGCTTGGCGACAGCGCAAGCATCGTAGTGTTTGAAGTTCTTCAAGAGAACCTCACTGACGGTCAACGCTATGTATCTTGCGACATCGCTGATACAGGCGGAGCGCAAATCGGAACTGTTATCGCTATCGGCCATAACGGTACTGAATTGCCAGCATACGCTGAGGCTGTCTAAGCCTAGCTTAGAAATCCTAGCGGCACTAAATCGCCCATTGAATCGGGAGCCGCCAATAACGGCTCCCGATTCTATTTTAACCCACTAACAATTAAGGAAGACAACATGGCAAAAGCAAATAAAGCTGCAAAAGCAAAAGCACTTGTAGAAGCAAAAGAGCATAATGATGCGCAAGTAGTTAAAATGAAATTCAGTGAAGACAAGTTTTATAATGACTTCACAAAAGCCCACTTCGAGGCGGGTAAAGTTTATGAAGTAAAAGGCGCAGACATGATTCAACGCTGGCTTAAACGAGGCGGAGAAATCGTATCTGGGGAACTTACTTCCCCAAAGATTGAAGACAATTCATCAGTAGTAGTGGAAAACCAACACTCTGAGTCTTCACCTCTTGGCAGTAAGCAAGAACCTATTGAACCAGAAAGTGATCCAGTTGACACTATCGAAGACCCAAGCGATAGTGATGATAACCAACAAGACGAAGAATAATTAGCAGCGGGAGCCAAAGATGAACATATTCAAAAGAGTTTGGGCGAGAGTTACAACACCGGGTAAATACATCTTTGGCTCTCGCAGCGCTTTCTACAGCAGAGGAAGCACCACAGTAACGGAAGATACGGCAATGCAAGTTGCCGCTTTCAACCGAGGCCTCATTTACATCTCAACCCAAATTGCAAAACTACCTTGGGAAGTGAAAGACAGTGACAACGAGATCGTAACAGACGGAAACATCCCGTATCTTTTGGGACTATCTCCAAACCCAGAGATGAATGCATTTATGTTCCGTCTTATGATGGTTCAACAAGCAATCATCAAAGGAAACTCATACGCAGAGATCGAAAGAGATGGCGTAGGCAGACCTGTTGGACTCTGGCCTCTTGAGTCCAATAGAATGGAAGCTCTAAGAACACCGGAAGGAAAACTTATCTATGCTTACGGAGACCCGGAAAAGGGCACTATCTATTTTAATCCTCGTGATATTTTTCATCTTCGTAACTTTCACACCAAAGACGGTATTATAGGTCAAGGCGTAGTATCTTACGGGCGCGAGGTTCTTGGAATTCAAATTGCTGCGGACAATATGGCAGCAGGACTATTCCACAACTCAGGAATTCCTTCTGGAGTTATCTATCACCCAGGGAAACTTTCTGATGAAGCATTCAAACGCTTAAAAGATTCTTGGGCAGAACAACAGAGTGGAAAGAAATCTGGCTCCACATCTATTCTCGAAGAAGGCTCCAAGTATGAGCCAATCAATGTGGATGCAAACACTTTACAGTTCTTGCAGTCTCGTCAATTCGGAGTTCTGGAAATTGCACGTTTCTTAGGTATCCCACCAACAAAACTTTTCGATGTTACAGCGGCAACATTCTCAAACGTAGAGCAAGCCAACTTAGAAGTAGCAACAGACACTCTTGATACATGGGCAACAAACCTTGAGATGGAAGCAGATGTTAAACTTCTAAACAACCGTTACGGCGGCAGATACTCCGACATTAATCTCTACGCAATTTTCCGTGGAGATATGAAGGCTCGTTCTGGGTACTTTAAAGACATGATGTCTGTCGGAGCAATTACTCCGAACCAAATTCGCGCTCTTGAAGGAATGCCAGCATACGAAGAAGGCGACGAGTACTACATTGCTACCAACAACTTCACACCAGTCTCTCGCATGAATGAGGTTATTGATGCAGAGATCGAACAAAAGAAAAAACCAAACGCAGCTCCGGCAAGCCCAGAGCCAAAGAAAACACCAGCAGACGAGGCCGTACAACAAGCAGTGCTAGAATATCTAGTAAAATAGGAGCATAGTGAAAACTGAAATCCTTATCGCACTACTAGTTAAGAAAGTGGAGGAAAGGTTTGCGGCTCTGCCCGAATCTTCTCCGCTTCGTGGTGCCAGAGGACAGAGAGGTTCTCCAGGTAGGGATGGAAAAGATTTCGATTTCTCGGAACACTCAGAAACTATTCGTTCATGGGTAAAAGAATTTGCACTCACATTCGACAGCCTTACTGAAGAGCAAAAAGAAGAGATTAGAGGAATCAAAGGACGTGATGGTAAAGACGGAAAAGATTTCGTATTTGAAGATCACTCAGAAACAATCCGCAACTGGGTAAAAGAGTTTGAATTAAAATTTGAGAATCTTACCGACGAGCAAAAAGATCAAATCCGTGGTGCTAAAGGCCGTGATGGTAAAGACGGAAAAGATGGTAAGGATTTTTCTTTCGAGGAATACGAACCCTCTATTAGAAAATTAGCAGAAGAGTACGCGCTCACTTTCGATAAACTATCCGAAGAACAAAAAGATCAAATTCGTGGAGCCAAGGGCCGTGATGGTAAGGATGGGAAGAGTTTTTCTTTTGAAGAAGAGAAAGAAAGCATAGCGACAATTTGTCGTGAGTTCGTTTCTTCCATGTCTAGTGACCTCAAATTAAGGTTTCATGACCTCACATCCGAAGAGATCGAACAACTGCGCGGCCCCCGAGGAAGAGAAGGTCGTGAAGGTAAAGAAGGAAAAGGATTTGATCTCGAAGAGCATCGTGATTTTTTCAACACACTTAAACCAAAGTTTTCTGACTTCACAGCAGAAGAAGTAGATCAGCTACGCCTACACTTCTCTCAATTGTCAGAGCAAGAAAAGGCCTCGCTGAAGCTCCAATTCAGTGATCTCACGGTTGAGGAACGTCTGTCCCTAAAGGGGAGTCGCGGAGCGCGAGGACAGCGCGGAGGCCAAGGTTCAAATGGAGAGAATGGTAAAGACGGAGAAAGAGGCCCACAAGGGCTGAGAGGAATTCCCGGCCCCATCGGGCCTAGAGGACTATCCATAGCAGGTAGAGATGGAATGGATGGGGCGGATGGAATAGATGCCCCATACGTTGTTGACATCCGAATTGAGGAAATTAAATCAGGGGAGATTGAATTCGTTTTTGATTTCTCTGACGGCACCACAATCACAACTAATGCCGTAAGACTCCCCCGAACGAATGTTTATAATTCTGTCGGGGGAAACAATTTAAGTAACAAGGACACGTGTGGAGACTCAATAGCCCACGCTTTAATTTTTGGGTAACAATATGAAAAAAGTTATAGAATTTAATCCTGTATTTGACCCCGCTCTAAAGACCCTAGATTTCTCGGGGATGGACGGATTTGAATTAAAAAAACTATACGCGGTTATAAATGAAACAAAATCTCAGATAATCTACTCAATGGCATCAAAGTGCTATGGGTACACAGATTTAACTGGAAGTGTATTAGAACTACAATATAATACAGCATCCCACAGCCCATCTGACATACTTTCAGTAATTTACGACGAGCAAGATGAAAATTTATTGTCATCGGTATTTGATGTAGTATCCTCCTCAGTAATTTACACTGGACAGGCAAGAAGGAGTTCAGCTACATCAAGCCCAGTTTGGTTAATTAAGAAAATTGAAATAAGCGGCCCATCTATTACAATATTAAATGCATCTCTTCTTCACGATCAAATTTGGGATGACAGGAGCACACTAACCTATGTCTGATTTTAAAATTGTAAAACTACTAGACCCTATAGTTCTAAACTTGGAAGGCCCGAACTTTACGGGAGCCTATGACAACGGAACCACGTATAACACTGGAGACAGTGTTTCATATAATGGCTCTTCCTATGCAGCACTAGTAAGCACCACTGGAAATCTTCCGACCGATACAACTAAATGGCAACTACTAGCATCTAAAGGAGACCCAGGAGGAGGAATAACTACTGGAGGAACAGCCAATCAAGCACTCACTAAGATTGATGGAGTAGACTATAATACTCAATGGTCTACGATTGATAAAACTTTTGTAGGGCTTGGAAACGTAGACAATACCGCAGACTCATTGAAACCCGTGAGCGGCCCACAGGCTACTGCTATCGGTGTAGTTCAAACTGATATTGATAACCATCAATTAGACTTCTTAAATCCACACGCTGTTACTAAGACGCAAGTTGGACTAAGTAACGTACAGAACTTAGATCAAACCGACCCCACAAATATTGTTCAAGACTCTACCCATAGATTCGCTACTGATGCGGAGAAAGCATTTTGGAATGCTAACTTCGTGGGAGAGGATGGAGTTACTCCAGGAACCGCTGGCAATGTACCAGCCCCAGCATTGTTAGATGGTCAAACAAAAAGAAAGTTTCTTAGTGCCGATGGTTCATTTAGCGCACAGACAAAAGCATTTGCTCCTAGATCAGAAGCACTAAAAGCCATTGGAACATTTACAGGAAGAACCACTACAGCTAACCAATGGTTTGACGTTGCCTATTCCCCACAATTAAATCTATTTGTAGCTATCGCAGCGAGTGGGACAAATAGAATTTCTATATCTAAGGACGGATTTAACTGGAGAGATATTGCAGCTCCAGCCAACAACGTGTGGACTAAAATTGTATGGAGCGCAGAACGCGGCATTTTTTGTGCTATCTCATTCGATGGTGCGAGTAGATGCATGACCTCACCAGACGGGCTGACATGGACACTTAGAACAATCGCTGCCGAGTCTTGGTATGATATTACATGGAGTCCGGTGCTAGGATTATTCTGCGCAGTTAGTACGACAAGTGGAACGGGAGTATCAACATCCCCCGATGGAATAACATGGACTTCTCAAACTGTATCAGGCGCAAGCACTAACTTTTATTCTGTTACATGGAGTCCAGAGCTAAGTATTTTCTGCACCATTCGATTGAATGGTTCTGCTTACACCTCACCAGATGGCATCAACTGGACTGCTAGAACTGTATCAGATAAATCATGGTCAAGCATTGCATGGAGTTCTGAACTAGGTTTATTTTGTATTGTCGGTATTGCAGGAACCAACAGATGTGCTACATCACCGGATGGTATCACATGGACTGACAGATCAATTCCAGCGTGTTCCTGGAGATCGGTAACATGGGCGGCAGAACTAGGAATGTTTATAGCTCTATGTTCAAATGGATCATTAGCCTATTCATTCAATGGGATTGCATGGACAAGTGGAACGAATCCTCAAAGCTCTAACCAATGGTATAGTGCTACTTGGGCGAAAGAAGCTGGACTATTTGTAATCACCGGGATCACTGGGACAAATAGAATAATGACTTCCGCGTATACTAGGGCGTGGGAGACTGGGTTTAATCCTACTTCTGTTAATCTAGTTGGAACAGTTACAGGGACTACTAGAACTCTAAACAAAATAGATGCAAACAACACTTCTAGGTTTACTAACGCATCGGCTGTAACTATCACAGTACCCTCTGATACAACTTCACCCACAATTAGAATCGGAGATAAGTTTACTTTATTACAAGAGGGTGCAGGAGCGTTGACTTGTGTAGCTGATAGCGGCGTAACGATTAACTCTATAGGCGGGTCGCTTTCAACATCATCTCAACATGAGTCTTTAATTCTTGAAAAGGTATCTGCTAATTTATGGACTCTTACTAAATCTAAAACAGAAATCCCAGACGTTAGTATTTCAGCCAGTGGAAAAATGACGGCAGCGCAATATGCCGCACTAGGTTTTGATATGGCTAGAGATATTGCAATCTCTACATACACAAAGGAACTGATCTACACTGGCCCCGATCTAACATCCATAAATATATGGACTGACTCCTCGAAAACTGTAAAGATGTACACAAAGGTATTGAACTATACGCTGGGAGAATTGACGAGTGTTGTCACAACAAGATTTATCGATTCAGCTACCTTCACTAAAACTTTAACATATACACTTGGGGAATTGACTCAAGTGGATGGAGTATAGATGATCTTCAATAATATATATCCACCAGATATTCCTGACTCCGATCTTGATCCAGATTTAGCAACTGAGAAAACTTACGAGTGTAAGAACTTTACTCTAAAAATTGCTTGTGGAGACTGGATAGATGTGGACGAGAGTACAATTCCTTTGGATGCGTTCTGGGGATCAAGCTTCCAAGTTTGCAACACATACGATAATAATCTTGTTGGTATACTAGAGAGTAAAGACGGCGGGGAGACATACTCTGAAATTGTGCTATCAACACAAAACATTTTAAATAATTATAGAAGGATGCCTCAAGAATGAAAACACTATCATTTGGATTAACAGATCAAGCACCAGTACTAGTATATGATGAAACAAAGCCATACTTAGCTGGCAGAGCATTTGAAAAGACTATCTCAGGAACTACTGTTTTGGGCCCACCACTAACAGGATTTAGTAATACTTTTTTAGATACTGCTTCAGGTGTTCTTGCAACAAGCACGACTCCAAATGGTAGACAATTTCAACTTCTAACTATCACTGGTGGTTTAGCTACAATCGCTTTATACAATATTGATATAACAGGACAAACTGCTCCGGCTTATGTTGGCCGTATTCTAGCACGTGTTCCAAACGCTGCTGCAACAACTCACTCTGTAAGAGGCTTTGAAGTTTACGATGGGCCAAACAATGCCACAGTAACTAACTGGCAAATCTATATTGGTACAGCAGGAAGTGTACTTATCAACGGTGGATTGTTCACAGTAAACAAGGTTGATTACGCGGACTTCT